CAATCAAGCCTTGTCTCTTAGATGGGATAAAGATGGTTGGTCGGTATTTCACCTTGTCTGAGAAACGGATACCGTTCTCATAGCCACGGACATGAATCGTGTTACCGATTTGGAAAGCAAATGTATAGAACTTTGTCATGAGGCCTATTATATCAGGATGTCTATAGCTTGTAAAGGGTAAAAGCTCATGAAGAAAAGTTTATTATAGTTAATTTATCCTTGAAGATATTATTAATTTTTTCGTGCCACCATTGCTCCGATTGAACTGTTTTATGAGCATTAGTTCCATCAGGTAGATTTTTCTTAGCTGGTCTTGTTGAAATAGAAAAGAAAGCAACTCTATTTGTCAAATTATAGATATGTTGTAATACTGTATCGATGTCATTTTCTTCGATATGTTCCATGACATCGATGCAAAAAATTAAATCATATTTTATTGTTGGAGGTTCGCTCCACTCTTTCACACCAGGATCATACTTGTCTAATTTATCTAATCCCCAAAATTCCCTCAAAGAATATTTTGTATGAAGTACAGCTTTACCGCAACCATAGTCAAGTGCGGTTCGTATATTACTGTTTTCGATTAGAGATGTTATATTCGGTATGAAAAGCTTGAGAGAAAACCCATGAAAATAATCTGTATTTTCATGCATATATTGATACCAATTTTTATATTTTTCTAGAATAGTATTCAGAATCATTTGCGAGTAAAAGGTATCACATTTTCTATCTTGTTTATTTTTTCATCTTCAAATCTTGACATATAACCTTTCACCATTTCATTATCTGGTTGAAAGGTAAATAAAACTCTGTCATCAATTATCCTCATGATCTTAGTTTCGGTGAAGGGCATGAAGTCGGATAGACCAACAGCAGGACCATTCTCACCTCTTATCGGGATTATGGAGGCTGGATCCTTTATGGCCCAACCTCCATTAATCTTTGCAGATTTCCCGAGAATCTGGTCGCCTGTCATTAGATAGAATCCAGTGATAGGCACAGATTTCTTATTCATTACTCAGCGCCGAGAACGCCGAGAATCTCATGATAGTGATGTTCGCGGTCAGCCAATCCAAGATTGCCACCGTTGACTAGCTTTGTCATCTTAACAACATCACCCGTATCAGCAACCTCATTCAGGCCGCGTGACTTCCAGAACCAAGCAGCAGAGCGAGCTGCACCTTCTGGTGTTTCAAGATATGATGGATCTTCAGTCAAGTCCATACCAAGACCTTGCCCGCAGCGAGTATAATTGCTGCGACCAGTTAGCTGAATAAGACCGCGACCACGGAACTTCCAACCGTCACCTTCATTCGTATTACCTAGGTTCTTAGAGCCCCAAGCACCACCATAGATGATATTAGCAATACCTTCTTGATTAGCGGCCTTCTTAGTCGTATCATCACGACCAACATCAGCAGCTTGCGCGGCTGTGATGCGAGAACCAAATAGAGCTGTCAGTGCCTGAGCCTTGTAGTTCAGGTTTTCTTTGATTGCACCAAACTGCGCAGATTCATGTGCCGCCTGCGACAAAAATCCTGCGATGCGCTTTGGTGTATTGATCTCAAATTCTTCACAGGCTGCAACAAGAGCGGCAGCATACTTGTTGAGATTATCTTTGTTAGCCTTGGGAAAACATTGATGCAGGATTTCTGCTGTAAGCATTAGGTATCCTCCTAACGATTGTTTGAATTTATTTCATCTAGTCTGGCTTGTAGGAGCTGTCTGTGTTCCTTAGCAATCCGATGATCGGCAAGCGCATAGGCCACTTCTTGACTCTCACACCACTCTGTATATATTGTGCGTATCTTTGACATTACTCTGTGAAACATCTCTTTCTCCAAATGAAAACAGGGGAGAGGGTGGATCCCTCTCCCCTTGGCAAGAGCACTAAGGTTCAGCCGTTTAACTGTTGTGAGTCTGACTTTCTAGACTTCTTTGATGATTCGCCGTCAGCGATATCCACCTTGCGGGGTTTCTTGCTATCTGGAATCACATTCTCAAGCCAGACCTTCAAGAGACCGTTGATAATCTCTGCGTTCTGAACTTCAACTGTGTCAGCAAGATGGAACTCGCGCTTGAATGCGCGGTCGGCAATACCCTTGTGAAGATATGCAGCCTTTTCATCAGGCTTGGTCGCACCACGAATGAGCAGCTTGTTATCCTGAAGCTCAATTTCGAGGTCTGAGCGAGCGAAGCCAGCAACAGCCACTTCGATCACATACTTGTTTTCGTCGACCTTAGCGATGTTATAGGGGGGCCAGCCAGGCACAGACTTGGCAAGATTTTCTGTGGCTTCAAGTAGGCGCTTTTGCATATCACCAAAGCCAACAGTAAACATGTCCAGCTTGGACAGATCGTTTAGTAGTACCATGTTATCCTCCTTGGATAAGCGAGGGTTGATATAGACAGCATCCTCGATTGAGCGATGCTGTCTATATTTATCAGAAAGTCACCCTTCTGTCAAGGGCAAATCAGTCATCTCAGGTAATAAAAAAGAGAGGTCCGGTGGTGAGTATGTCGGCGGCTTCATGACCTTACCGTTCTCATCCTTGATACGCTTACCGTCAACAAACTTGCTCATATTAGAACGATGAACCTCGGCAAAGCACTTATCAAGGTCGATACCAAATGCATGACCAGCACCGTATACCACATATAGCAAATCGGTCAATGCATCGGCGATCTCGATGATATCTTCATTCACCATACCTTCCTGAAGCTCGGTAAGTTCTTCGTCAATTAGCTTATATCTCAATAGACGAATCTTATCTTCAGGCCAGGTAGGCATTGTATGCACATCTTGTTCGGCTGCACTCATGAAGTCAGCCACCATAGCAAAATTACTCATATTAATCCCTTACATTGTTACCAAGAGTTGAGTGGAGGAACCACCCATGTTTCTTATGAGCACCCATGCGCCCAGAAAGAAAGTCAGATATATCATGCGCCATTGCAGCTTCGGCCGCATCATATGCAATCTTAATTGACTGTAATACCTTAGCATTATCCACAGCCAAAGCGAGAATCATCTCTTTGGCTTCAGGTACAGTCTCAAGTTCAACAACTGTTGTCAGTTCTTTGAATCGACCTAAAGTACCAGGAGCATATGCACCAGATGCACGAATATATTCGGCAAGTGGATCGATTGCACCATGAACGTCGTCATAGATGCCACCAAATAGACCATGATACTGGACGAAATCGGGACCTTGAACATTCCAATGAAAATACTGAGCCTTAACACCAAACACAAATGTGTCGGCTAGTGCTACCTTCAAAGACTCAATTAGATTAGCCATCAGGCGCTCCTCTTTTTCCCAATAGAATATTTAGCCTCTAGAGTCCAGTCAGATTTTTCTTTATGTGATAGGACTTTAATCTGAGATATAGGCGCGACATCATCTTCATGAGGCTCTGGGCTAATAAGCTCGACTAAACCCCATTCAGTAAGCAAATTAACTATTGTATTCCTACGCATCTCATCATCTTTACTAAAATTTGTAGGCTTACCATCAAGTGCAAATAGCTCTTTGAAATGCACTATGAAATAACGTTTTTGCTTGTGCAATATATGACATGACTGGTAGAGAACTTGATCTTTGCGAGAGGCCACACCAATGCGCGTCAACGTCTCACGAACCTTAAGAAAATCTTCAGGATTTTTTAGGCGTACCTCTACCATCTCCGACATTTCTACCATTATCTGCTCCACCCTTTTTCGTTCTTTCGTGGATTTCGGAGAGATGGTCCTCGGATAGAACCATGACGTACTCCTTAGCCCGATTGTAATTACAACTATAATATTCCATCACAGCCTTGATATCGTCATCCTTCTGAGGTTTAGGCCACCTCTCAGGTTGACGATACATAGGCCTCACCGTATTTATGAGATAGTCGTGTTGTAACCGGTTTTCTAGATGACCACGCTGATTCATCTCATTAGCATATAGCACTGTGTCAACAAAGAAAGATAACGCCTTGTTAATCAAGAAGGCGCTATATTCTTTCTCGGCCATAGTCTGCATCTGATTATCGGCAAAGTAATTAGGCTTACCTTTGCTTATCGCTCGGACTATGGTAAATGTATCGAATTCCTTTGTCATTTCCACTCACAGTCCATCATGACCTGCGTCATACAGGCTGCAAGATTGATCTCTGGGTTGACGACAAATGCGGCCTTGTATTGATAGTCGGCTAAAATCAAAACGAGATTGGGAATGCTATTAGGCCTTAGCAGGTCGTATGCACTATCGTAAAGCTGCTTGTATAGAGTATTCTGATCGATGGTAGAATTAACCCCAACCCACTTACGCATCGAGGTGAAGTCTTTCTCCTTCAGGTGACGAATGAGATCCTTGAGATCCGTGCCATTCATATTGCTGAGGATACTAGCATCGATCACACCGCGGGCCGCGTGTCGCTGTAGCTCGTTCAATACACGGCGCCAGTCTGGGAAGTGTTTGGTGATTAGCTCCGCCACTACCTTCTTATCAAACTCGATATTCTCCTGCGTCAGGATATCGCAAGCTCGCGCATGAAATTGTGTCGCAATCGCGACCTTGTGCGCGTTCGTTATCTTAAACTCGATTGTAGAGCAACGAGATTGAAGCGGCTCAATAATCTTATTACGAAAGTTACATGTCAGAATAAAACCACAGTTGTGCGAATACTGCTCCATGAAATTACGGAGAGCAGGCTGCGTGACATGAGTTAGATAATCTGCCTCATCTAGAATCACGTATTTGCGGCCACCCCAGAAAGATACTGTGGATGCATAACCAACAATCTTCGTTCTGAGCGTATCGATATTACCATCAAGAGAACCATTGATGACAATATAATCTGCACCGATTTCTTCTAGCATGGCTTTGGCTACGGTAGTCTTACCAACACCAGCCGAACCTGCAAGCAGCAAGTTCGGGATACTCTTATCTTCTACAAACTTCTTGAAGGTATCTTTTAGATCCGCAGGAAGAATGCAATCATCTATCTTCTTAGGACGATATTTCTCTACCCAGAGAAACTCATCATTGTTCGTCTCCAATGTCACTGTCACTTTCTCCATTATCTAATGTATCAGTAGCTAATTGATCAGCCAGATGATAAAACAACATTGCAGCTTGTTCTGTACCAAGGGATTGTTTATATCCCTTGGCGGCAGAAGCTACCATTATCGCAAGAACTTCCAGATCCGTGCCTCTCTCCCGAGAGCTTTTATAGATTGAATCTAGGATGCTGGTAAGAACTTGAGGACTTAAATTCATTTCTTTGGGTTTGAACATGCGACCCAATATTCAACATCGCCAGCCTTTGATTCGAAATAGGCCATACCAGATGTGACCTTCACAGTATAATCACGCGGTAGAAGTTTCATATTCTCAATATCAAATACGGCCTTATAATCTCGGTCTGCATCACCGACGTGATATTCAGTATTATCGGAGATATCTTCCAGCACATTCGTACCAGAAAGATATGACTTACCATCACGCCCAAACAGCAAGATATTCGGAAGGGCAAGCGCAGAACTGAGTCGCATAACATTTTGCAAGGCAGCATTTGCGATGGTAAATGTGGCTTCTACATTGGGAAGCACAATGTCCTTCGCAGGTGGATGTGTGACAGTAGCAATCCCACCATGCAACAGCTTTGTGCTGGACGGACCATCGCTGACCACAAGATGCTTTTCACTAAAATCAAGTGACGGTGATGAATATGCACTAATCACCATCAGCAATCGTGTCAGATCATTGATCGGCGCTTCTGAAGGAAATGATTCCTTCAGCTTTGCTGAGGCCAGAATAGTCTTTTTAGAATGAACAGTCTTAAGGACATTACCAGGCTTGATAAGCAGC